CCTCAAACAAAATCCTTTGTCTCCAATCTATTCTCGAAGGAAAAGGAGTTTTCCTCAAGAAGATTGGCAAATACATTACGCCCGCAGAAGGTTTCAACGTATTCGCAACCGCAAATACTAAAGGTAAGGGATCCGAGGACGGACGATTTATTGGAACTAACGTGCTCAACGAAGCATTCCTTGAACGATTCCCTGTAACCTTTGAGCAGTCCTATCCTGCCTCTGCAGTAGAGCAGAAGATTCTTATGGCACTCTGCAATGATACAGACTTCTGCAAGCGTCTCTGTGATTGGGCAGACATCATCCGCAAGACATTCTATGATGGTGGTATTGAAGAAATCATCAGTACTCGTCGTCTGGTTCATATCGTTCGTGCATACAGCATCTTCAATGATAAGGCAAAGGCAATTCAAGTCTGCGTGAATCGTTTTGATGATGACACTAAGCAGGCATTCCTGGAACTGTATGACAAAGTGGATGCCGACTTCAACATGCCTTCTCTTGACGAGGAAGCACTTAAGAACTACAATCCTGTTGACTCAAAGGATATTCTTTGATATAATATGATTAACTCATGGTCTTTATTATTTGATAAATTGAATATGACTGAAAAATCAAAGTATTATTACGATTATGATCGTAATGATTCAAACAAAAAAAATCCATTTGAAGTTGATGGATACTCTGTGAATGGAGTACCTAATCAAAATTATTGGGAAGAAGACGGATTCAGTATTGTTGGTAATCCAAGTTCTGCATCTTCAGATACTATTGTCATCGGTGGGCAAGATAATATCTCTTTTGATTTGCCTAATTCCACCAAATCTTCAACTAACACTAGGCAAAAGTATAGTGAAGATGTAATCATTAAAGAACTGAAAGATTACATTACTAGAACATATGACCAGCACTATTCTGCTGGCGATGATAAAATTCAAACTCTTGATCTTATCGAAGCTTGTGGTGATGGTGAGGCATTTTGTCGTAGTAACATTCTCAAGTATGCGTCACGATACGATAAGAAGGGCACTGCCCGTCGTGACATTATGAAGATCCTGCATTATGCTGTACTTCTAATGCATTTTAATGATAAAAATGCAAACCGTGAAACCTATCCTCAGTGACATGAAACTGAAACCTACAACTATGAAACTTTCTGACAAAACCATTTCAGTCCTGAAGAACTTCTCTTCAATCAATCAATCAATCCTTTTCAAAGAAGGAAACAAACTTCGCACTATTAGTGTGATGAAAAACATTCTTGCTGAAGCAACTGTAACTGAAGAGTTTATGCAGGACTTTGGAATCTATGATCTTAATCAATTCCTTAATGGTCTGTCTCTTCATTCTAGTCCTGAGCTTGACTTTGCCAATAATGGATACGTGATGATCCGTGAAGGAAAGTCCCGTTCGAAGTATTTCTTTGCAGATCCTAATGTCATTGTAACACCCCCAGAGAAAGAAATTTCACTTCCTAGTGAAGATGTATCTTTTGAATTGAGTACAGATCAATTAGCACAGTTGCTTAAAGCATCTGCTGTGTATCAACTGCCAGATCTTTCTGCTGTTGGTGAGAATGGTGTTGTAAAACTTGTTGTCCGTGATAAGAAGAACGACACATCTAATGACTATGCTGTAGTCGTTGGTGAAACTGACTCTGAATTCTCATTCAACTTTAAAGTTGAGAATATCAAAGTCCTTCCTGGAACTTATGAAGTCGTTGTGTCACAAAAACTTTTGTCACGATTTACCTCCAAGAACCATGATTTGACCTATTATATTGCTCTAGAGCCTGATTCAACATTCGGATGAATATCTTTGTGACCTCTCCCAGTCCTTGGGAGTCTGCCAGGGTTCTCCCTGACAAGCATATCGTCAAGATGCCCCTAGAGACCTGTCAGATGCTTGCTATTGTATGCTCTGACAAGTGGGGTCATAACTTCGGCACTCTTCCTAGAGCAGACGGTACTCCCTATGCTACTGAGAAGGGTGCTTTTCGTAATCACCCATGTACTATCTGGGCAAATAAGTTTGTGACTAATTGGCAGTGGTTACTCGCTCATGGACTTGCTATGTGTGATGAATACACTGCTCGTTATGGTAAGGTCCATACCTGTCAGAAGACACTCCTAGCAGCAAAGGAAATACTCCCTACTGCAGATCCTCAAGGTCGTAGTGGGAAGGATACAACACCCTTTGTGTTTGCAGGACCTGATGAGTTCAAGTTAGATACTTCAATATCTATCTTCGACAAATATAAGATGTATATTGCATCTAAACCATGGGTATGTGATAACTACCTCCGGTTGCCACATAGAAAACCAGATTGGGTATGAACTACCAGAAGGGTGATGTTTTCCTTGACAAAGATACATGGAAGTTGTATATTTTTGATGGGAATGAATGGTGGGAAATTGTCCCTAGTTCTTATTTGAAAAAACCTGATTGGACTTGATTATGAGTGATTTTATTTGGATGGATAATCCCTCTTGGGTCTAACTCTATACCAGTCAGTATACTTTGGATTATCAATTCTTTTTCTAACTGATTTTGGAGTTCCTAAACTTTTATAGTATTCTTCTGCTACTTTAATTGATGGAAATTCTTTTCCTTCACAAACAACTGGATAAGAATTTGCTTCTCCAATTTTTTTCTTTCCCTCTTCTGAAAATTTTTTCCCCCTCATACCATAAGTAGCATATTCTTCTCTTGGTTTTTTGTTATGATATTCCTTCATTGCTTTGATAAAATTTGGTGAATGATGGGTTTTTCCACCATCTCCCCCAGAAGTCATATTGTACTTTGGATTTAAATTTTCTATCCAAAATATTTCTCTCTCATCCAATTTTTCTTTCATCACTTGGGATTCTACTTCTTCTATGCTAAAATTAGAGCAACCATATTTTCTCATTGCCCTATGGAGGTGTGTTTGCGAATTGTATGAAGAGTTATAAAAATGCTCTTGTAATCTAACTTCTTTCGGTTTGGTTGTTTTCCCAATATAAAAATCACCATTTATTTGATTGACTATCTTGTATATAAGCATAGTTGATTGAGAAGTATCGTCCCTTTATTATTTATACCTGTGAACACAGACAGAAAAGACTTTCTCTGGTGCGAGCGTTACAGACCACAGACTATTGATGAGTGTATTTTACCACCAAGTATTAAGAAGACCTTTCAAGACTTCCTAGATAAGGGTGAGATACCAAATATGCTCCTTGCAGGACCTGCTGGGTGTGGAAAGACTACGGTAGCAAAAGCACTCTGCAATGAACTAGGAGTAGATTTTTATGTCATCAACGGATCCGATGAAGGACGATTCCTCGATACCGTCAGAAATACTGCGAAGAATTTCGCTTCGACCGTCTCGCTTTCTTCAACTGCAAAACACAAAGTCATCATCATTGATGAGGCAGATAACACAACCAATGATGTACAACTCCTCCTACGGGCGTTTATTGAGGAGTTTAGTGGCAACTGCAGATTCATCTTTACCTGCAACTACAAAAACAAAATTCTCGAACCACTTCATTCCCGCACAACAGTTGTCGAATTCTCCATTAAGGGAAAAGATCGACAGGGACTTGCCGCCTCATTCTTCAAACGTGTCCAAGAAATCTTGGATACAGAAGGTGTTAAATATGATAACAAGGTCCTGGTAGAACTTATTAATAAGCACTTCCCAGATTGGAGACGTGTTCTTAATGAGTGTCAGAGATATTCTTCTTCTGGTACTATTGATCCTGGCATTCTTGCAACATTTAGTGATGTAAAAGTAAATGACTTGGTTAAGAAACTTAAGGAAAAAGATTTTCCCGAAGTACGTAAATGGGTTGTCAATAACCTGGACAATGATACTTCTGTCCTACTGCGTCGTATTTACGATGCTTGTTATGATTCCATGGTTCCGAATAGTATTCCTGCTGCTGTGCTTACTCTTGCTAAGTATCAGTATCAAATGGCATTTGTTGCGGATCAAGAGATAAATATGCTTGCTTGTCTAACCGAAATTATGGTTGAATGCGAGTTTAAATAATGGGCACCTACAACCGTTGTCCAGTTGGAACTATCAAGGAAGATAGAAATAGGAATGGAGAACTAATATGTCTCAGGCAAAAACAAGCAGATGGTTCTTG